GTAGCTCTCCCACTTAGCCATGCGCTTGTCTAGCTGAGACATATAGGGGCTCTTAATGTAGGAGCCATTACGTACTAGTCCACTGTTCGGAAACAGCACGTCGAATATAGTGCCAGTGATCTTGTCCTCAAACGTAGACAGATCGGGAAACACTTCCTTCATGGGGAGTATGATGTCTCCTGTGTACGCCTCGCCAGCGTCGTGCAGCAATGCCTCTAGCTTGTGGGCCGGTGTCTCGGCCAAGCGAGCACCTATAAGTGAGTGCTGCAACACGGAGAAGGGCTTCTCTGTATGCCCATTAAAGCGCATGATGTTTTGTAGGGCGTGCGCTATGTCTTTCAGGTTAACCATATCTGGCGTAAAGTTTGCTAAGTCTACTGCGATGTTCCCCATCGTATGCATTACTCCTGAGCTGCGGTCGCTTCCAGTATCCACGATTCCGGTACCTCCCCTACCGCGTACGGTATCCCACGGCGTTCGCACCACTCGCTGTAGCGTGTCTTCGACCCTTTGTTTAGCTTCTCGTCGCTCTGAAACAGCATACGAATATCGAGCTTCGGATTCTGCTCCAGCACCAATGCCATCTTTTTGCGGTCTGATAATGTCCATCTCCCTTTCGTCTCTATGTATATGCCGTTAAGCTTGAAGTCAGGATTGTACTTACGTGTCTGTGCAGGTACAATGTACATGATGACATCTTTCTCAAACTCAAAGGGCACGTTGGCCGCGTCCAATTGCTTAGCAATCTGAACTTCATATCCACTACGGTACGTGGTTCCGTCATACACTGTGTTTCTAATACGTCTGCTCACACCTTACCCCCGACTTTCAATAGCGTGTACAATTCCTTGAGAATTAAATCAAGGGTTGCCATACGTTCCTTACCATCCTTATCTATGTACACTACATCTCCTGTTGGTGCGTTGTATGATACGACGTACTCGGGACAGTTATCTCCCTTTAAGTAGTCTGACCACATAGACTTTACTATAGCCCACAGAGCTTTAGGGTCTCCGTATGCGGGCTCAAGTGACCGCTTAGCAGTGACAGGTCCTACCTTCACTATGCCCGGAATGTTATCCGTGCTATCTCCCGTAAGCATTTGCATCATGAGGTTAAAGAAGGCGGTGTCATCAGACACCAGTACCTTTTCATCCTTCACGAAGTTGTAATGCTTTCCGGGAATCTGTAGTAAGTCTTTGTCTACTGATGCGATGACTGTCTCCTCGCCCTTCTCTGTTGCTTCAAGCTGGTAGTTAGCCAGCTCGTCGTCTGCCTCTAGATTAGGCGTGATGATTGCCGAGTGGTGGTCTATGAGATACTTATGTATCTCGTCGATGTGCAAGGGCCTACGGGCGTTGTCACGGTTCCCCTTGTACTTAGCTATAGTAGCTAAATCATGGCGAAAGTTCTCACGGCCTGACAGGAAGACTCTGTACTCAGTAGCCCCACACCCTGATACTATGTTAGCTATCAGGTGCTTGACTGTACTAAGTACAAAGTTCAACGGCTCTACCTCAAGCTTGGAACTCCACGAGTACTCGACGTCAGGATGCTCCTTAGTCCACGTGTTCATAGAACTCTTAGAGTCAAAGTGGATTAGGGTTCCTAAGCTAAACTCACCTGAGGGGTCAGCGTCCACGGACAGGTCATACTTCTTATGCTCTGCTGCAAACCCTGCCCTGTAGGCTACAATGTCGCCGTCAATTAACACTGTACGTGTCATATCAGTTCAACGTCGAGCCTGCTGGCATAGGCTGGGGAGGATTCGCATCCGACTCAAAGCGATCTGCCAATAACTTAGCCGTGTATATACGACGCGTCTCTGCTTCACGTACGCCCGTCTCGGTGTTGAACACACCGTATCCGTACACGGATTCCCCAAGCACAGGGTCCACGAACTCGACAAGACTCACATTAAACAGGGAGTTCTCATATAGGTTCTCTTCCATTACAGTTCTCCTCTCCGCTTCTTAAGGTAGTTACGTTTGATGTTCTGCCTAATGGCACGACGCGTCATGGGGTTGAGCTTGATCTGCCCCGAAGGGGCCTGAATGTACAGGCCCCCCTCTGGCAGCATAGGATACAGCCCTCTAACGTAGCGGTCAATATCTTTTCTGCGCAATCCTCTCATTAGACTGGCGACCAACCGTCGTCTTCGTCCGCAGGAGCTGACTCGTCGAATGCATCCTCTGACTCGTCGGTGTCATCCTTAGACAAGTCTTCGAGAGTCTTAGGATCACGGTTCGATACGAAATACCGATCCGTCAACGTGTCGATCAGCGCCAGATAGAAGTCATACTTGTCCTGCTTCTTGGCAGGAAGAGAAACGATTCCAAGATCAACCATGTCACGTGCTACCTGAATGGCCTTGTCCGTGGAACTCTGACGAACAATACTGTCCTGCTTCTGGTCGTTACCGCTGGAAATCTTCACGGCTGCCGGTGTTGAGTGGGCCTTGTCGATTGACAATGGGCCAGATACACTGAACATGCCGGGCTTGTCTTCGACTGCATCGAATGCAATCATGCTACCTTCGGATACGGCAGGGGCCTTGAAGCCAAAGCGAAACCATTTAATGTTGTCGCTTCCGTCTGTGTCAATACCGAGGCTGTATGCTGTCCACGGACCATTCTTACCCTGTCCTGACTTAGCATGTATCTTCTTTAATACGCCTTGAATCCTCATTCACTTTCCTCTACGTGGTTTACATTGGGTACATCTACGGAGATTTCTCCGTCACTTACTACAGGGCTATAGCCTAAAGAAATTAGTGGCTGTACAAATCCCTCTAGCTCTTCGTCTGTGAATCCAGACTCACTCCAGTGAGTGCCTAGCTTAATACCTACACCCAGTGGGATAGAAAACTCCATCTTGTACACTTTACGTAAGTAGTTATAAACATCTACCGTTAATGATTGGACAATTGAAACTTCGAAAAGTTCAATTTCTTCTGGTGGAACCTCGCAAATGATTGAATCATGTACAGTATTTGTAATAATTAACTGCGCGTCACGGACCCTATACCAGAAATGTACCAGTCCTATCGGTATGATCTCGCCTGTTGCTAACGCCTGAATAGGATAATTGAATACCTGTTGCTGCCCAGCAATATACCCGCTGCGCATTACCTTTACCTTGGGGAAGTAGTATGTCATGCCCCATTCAGTTGTTATCTGCTTACTAGCCGCTGCCTCTAAAGCCCACTCCGTCTGCTTAGTATGTAGCTCGTGGTACTTGTTGGCAAAGAACTTACAATACTCCTCAACCGCAGGAGAGCCTTTGGTTCCTCCATACATAGGTTTAAATGTAGATGCCTTCGCCTCTCGTCTAGTTGTGGGTTCTCCAGCCAGCGTGAGAGCATCAGCGGTGCATTGGTGTATGTCTTCTTTGTGGATAATGTCCCACTTGATTTGCTTATCGTCACCAAGATGCCCCCCTACACGGAACTCAAGCTGGCTTCCATCTCCCTCCGCCACCAGCCAGCCATCGTGACGGGCTGTGATAAGGCTCTTGTACTCATTTGGATAGTTCTGGAACTGGCACGACTTAGGTTTCGGGAACTGCTCTAGCTTTACGCTACGGCCAGCGCTCGATAATCTATGCGTACGTGTCGTACCCTGACGAAGTTCCCCGAAGAATATCCCTCCTCGTTCTCGACATATGCCGATACAAAAGTCTAACGTCTTGCTCATGGCGGCGACTAGTTTTCCTAGCTTTAGCTTGCACTCTATGAACGTACGTTGCTCCTCATTCTCAGGAACAAGCGCCATAATAGTATCAGCGTCCGTCTTAGGGGCACCGCCCTTGGTCTTCATTGGTTCCCCGGTGTAGGGGTTCTTTAACTCTTTGAATCCTAAGGTGTTATACAGGAACTCAGCTTTCTGAGGGCCGCTGTTCATGTTAAGCCCGCCAGTAATCTCGTCCACCTCTCGTGATACTTCCACGAACTGGCTCAATACTTTCTCGTACTCGTTCTCCACTCGTATTGGATCAAGACATATACCGCTCTTCTCAATGTCGGCCAAAGCTAACGTGGTAAGGCATCGTGTGTATACAATCGGCAATAGCCGTGTGCCTTCCATCGCGGTTAGCTGACCGCACATTACACCGTG